AAGGTAGTAGTTAAAAACATTGAATATACTAGCTATGACCCTAATATCATTTCTATCAGTGGTAAAGGAAATATTGAAGCAAAAAATGAAGGTGCCACTACCGTTGTATGTAAAGTAACTGATGATAATGAAAAAACTGTCAAATCAAACAAATTTAAAGTAATTGTTGAACTTACAGAAGAGCAAAAAGAAGAACTGAGAAAAAAAGCTGAAGAAGAAGCATTAAAGGCAGAACAGGAACTTCAACAAAAGAGAAATTCGCTCTCAATAGACGAAGCAATCCGAATAAAGGATGAATGTGAACAGATTGTCAATCAGATTCTTAAGGCACCAGGATCTGCAAAATATCCAGGGGCTTGGTATGATCCTCTAAACGGATGGGGAATGAATAAAGTGAATAACCTTGTAACAGTATCATCATACGTTGATGCTCAGAATAGTTTTAGCGCAAATTTAAGAACTTATTTTGTTATGCAGTTTAGAATGAACGATGACGGAAGCGGAAGCCTATCATATTTTAAATTTGGTAATCAGGTAGTTACTGGTTCTTATAGTAATTAAGATGTGGGTTTAAAAAGCATTGATAAAATCTTATTTGATGTATATAATGATAAGGAACAGAAATGACTGCACCTGATGCGGTTGGTAAAGCTCCTTATCAAAAGATAGGGAGCTTTTGCTTTATGCAAATAAAAAAACACCCTAGTTGGCGCTAGGGTGCAACAGTGATATTGGCGTATCACTCATATAAAAGAAACTATCACATAAAGTCCTTTTACGTGTTTAATTATATCACGATTGACACGTTCAAGGCAAATTACAACTGAAAGGACGTGTCATATTATGCCTAGAAACTCTAGATTTAGACGTAGACCCAACAACACCGGAACCGTAGTCAAATTATCGGGCAAGAGAAGAAACCCCTACTGTGCTCGTGTAATGAGTGATGAAAGAGATATAATAACAGGCAAGAAGAAGCAGATATGCATTGGAACATTCTCAACTCGTGAAGAAGCATTGAATGCCTTATCTATTTACTCATTAAAGAGATCAAGCAGCATAACAAATGAAGAAGCTAGAAACCTCGCTCCTGATTTGTTTGACAGAATCCAGGAAAAGACACAGAAGAGAGTGCCAACGTTTAAGGAAATCTTTACTATCATAGACAATGAAACCTTCAGCAATCGAACCGTAAAAGGACACAAGAATATTCTGAATGCATTCAGTCACCTTGACAAGCTGTCAAATATGCCTGTCAATATAATCACATTAAGAGATATGCAGAACATATTTGATGAAATGTGTAGTGGTGTAAGTGTGCAGAGAGATATGAAGTACATCTGTGTCAAAGTCTTCGAGTATGCAGTGATGCACAAATATATCAGTAGAGATGATGATTATTCTACTTATATAAAAATAAAGAACCTTCCTAAGTCAACAATGCATAAAGCCTTTACACTTGATGAAATAAAGAAACTCAAAAAACTAGATACACCAGAAGCGCATATAATGCTCATTTATATATATACAGGGTGTAGGCTTTCCGAACTCCTCTCACTTGATAGAAAACAGATACACATAGATGAGCCTTGCAACGACGATGGAGTAGAAAGAAGAATCAGTTATATCATTACTGGTTCTAAGACTGAAGCCGGAAGAAACAGAATCATTCCGATTCATGAAGGAATCAAGCAGTATGTCATTGATGAACTGATTAATAAGAAAGAAAGACTATTTGATTCAAAAAGAACATGGTTTTATATGACCGTACTCTATGCCCTCAATGATCAGCTAGGCATGAACCACAAGATGCATGATACAAGAGATACTTTTGCTTCTCTTTGTCAGCTTTACAACGTTGACATTTACATCAGAAAGAAAGTACTAGGGCATAAGCTTAATGATATCACCTTTGATATCTATACCAATGCCTCAAAAAATAAATTGTGGACAGAGATAAATAAGATTAAATTTTGAGAGGTTTATGATATACTTATTGTGTTAGCGGTTGAAGCACTCTAAGTGAGCCTACCTGCGGAAGCCACTCCTTGAAGTGGCTTTTCTTGTTACTGATTTGTTACTAGTTTACGCTTTCATAGTGTTTCAAACCCCTAAAAAACCGCATAAATACAGGAGGAAAATTATTATGAAACATTTATATATGATGTTAAAATTGGCTTGTTTCCTAGACTTTTTGCCCCTTGTTACTGATTCGTTACTAGTTTAGTACCTACATAGTGGCGCATCATATATTTTATAACGCTCCTTTTAGTATTAGAAACATTGAAATTAAAATGCAAAAACTGTCATTGTTTACTGATATTTTTTATATAATATTCTCATACATATATCAATATATATTGACATATGTATAATTTTATGATATACTATAATCAAGAAAGGAGGTAAGGAAAGTGGAAAAGAAGTTAAAAAAAATGCTTCGAATATTGGACCTATTCGAAGCGCTAGTGATTAAAATCATTTCCTTGATTGGTTGGATTTTGATTCTAATCAAACTATTTAACTAAGTAGGTTGAGGGGCTTGTCCTCTCTTCCTATCACTATTATAAAACCACTTTTCAAAGAAAACAATGGAAAAATTAATTTTAAAAGCTATCGAATTGATTGGGCTTATTGCAGTATTAGTATTCTTGATTTCAAAATTATTCTAAAGGAGGTATAACCGTGTCAACTGAAGCACAGAAGAAAGCTAGCGCAAACTATGCTAAGAAGATGACGAAATGTGTCAATCTTGCATTCAATAAAAAAACAGATGCAGACATTCTAGAAAAACTTGATCATGTCGAATCTAAAATGGGTTACATTAAAAAACTTATAAGAGATGATATTGAGAAAGCAAAAAAGGACCAGAGCAACTAAGCCCTGGTCTTTTCTTATGAATATAAATTGTTGTGTAGTCGAGATTTAGTCGAGTTTAGTCAACATCTTTATGAATAACCTCATAATAAAACTTAAATTAGACTTTTTTCAAATACTTTCTCGCAACCCATCCACTAGGAATCTTTGCCCAATCTCCATCGAATTGAGATACAGTGACACGAGTACCGTAATTAAGACATCCGTCCTTATCGTAATCGTGAGCCTTAGCGTTCTTAGTTAATTCCTCATATGTCTTTCTTCTACAGTTAGCCCCTGGTCCTGTTCTGACGCTTAAATCACTAGCAGTAATCATATAAGTACCTAAAGCATTAGATGCATTGCTCTGTGGCTTAGGTGTAGGAGTTTCAACGTGTTCATTAACACTCTTATTTAAGATACCCTCTACAATTGCCTTTGCGCACTTGTCAGCGTTCCATTTCACTTTATCAATAGCGTTGTCAACAAAGCAGCACTCAACAAGTAGTGCTGGAGAATTAGTCTTTCTCAACACATATAACTTAGTAGATGTTTTAACACCTCTGTTTCTAATGCCTAGAGTGTTAGAAATATTCTTGACGATTCTTTCAGCTTCATCTTTGGCTTTTGAGTTGTCGCTATAGACATATACCTCTGTACCTGTTCCGCCTCCAGCGTTGAGATGAATAGAGACATCTAAGTCAACCTTATGATCATTACACTTGTTTACAATTGCTTTTAGGTTAGAATTCTGGTCTTTTCCATTATCATCAGTACAGTCATATACTGTATGTCCGTTTGCTCTTAACAACTCAATGACTTTATTTTTAACTTTTCTGTCTTCATTGACTTCATCTAATAAACCACTTGCTCCGCGACATTTTAAACTATGTCCACCATGTACGTTAATAATCATATTTTATACCCTCTCCTTAAAGTTCAATTCCTTCAATTTCTGCTCTAATCTTTAGAGTGCGAATATAATTCCCTAAGTGCTGCTTCTGCTCTTTTAATAAGTCAAGCGAACATTTAGGAATGAATGTCAACGTACGAGCCTCATACTTGACAGTAATATCATCTAACTTGTCATATCTAATTTTAGCCTGTAAGTATTCTGCTTTAAATCTATCCTTATATTCAGTACTGTTCATTAATTCGATTGTGTCCTGTAATTCCATGATTATTCTCCTTTGTTAATAGCATTTTCTGCTACTTCTAGTCCTTTTGTTAAAACTGATGGTACATTGTCTCCGGCCTCAACGAAGTTCTCGATAATGCTTCTTAGTTCATTAATAATAAGTGATGCCAAAGTGAACCATCCAACATATGTAGTGATACTCAAGTCAATATTGATAGTCTGCCCAATCTCGATGAAGATTGCAGACGCTAAGAAAGCAACTAATACCATAAGCCAGTAGCCTAATTTCTTCCAAACTCCGCGTACTCCTTTTGCACTGTTTTCCTTTCCTGTCAGTCTTGATTTTCTGATTCCTGTAATGTAATCAATGATGTTAAGTGTGAGAAACCCTACAAACAGTAGCCAATGAGTGCCGAATACTGCACTCAATACAGCCACGATAGTTCCTCCAACCGCGTTGATAGTATCCATATACTTTAATGATGTGTCATATAATTTCATGTTTTCTTCTCCTTAAGCATAGCAGTACACGAATGTACCGCAGATATATTGGTTGTTGATGTTGTTTCTAATTGATGTCAGAGTGAAATGGTTTGCCGTCACATCATTAGTCTTTGGATAGAATCTAATGACTAATCCAGCATCAGAAGCACCATTTGGAACAGGGATAAAAAGATTATGGTTAGGTGCTTTATCATTTGGAAAGTCCTCCCACATATAACCCATAGTATTTCCACCAATTGTTGCATTTATGAGCCCGTCCCATTTCAATTCGCATAACTTAAATGCGCTGTTATACCTGTACTGCAGTTTGACACCACATCCATTTGTTCCACAAGAAATCCAGTTTGACCAACCGACATCTTTATGCTGTATCTTTTTATTGTCCTTATTCTGTATCTTTTCATTAGTCAATACAGGAATCCATGTATCAATCTGATTTTCGGTGTCAAAATCAAAGGCATAACCGTTATAGGACTGCGCTTCAAGAGGCATGTCCACCTTCAATTTGCCACTTTCTGCTTTGCATCCAACTCCGATTCCTCGACCATCAGCGGAAAAATCCAAGAGTTTGAATGATGGTGCGATTGCAGCATAAGATGCAACGCCGTCCACTGTGAAGTAATCCTTGATAAGCACTCTGAAAGAATAAGCATTATCTGCACTGAACTTACCGGCAGATGATATATATACCTTGTTCTCGCCACTGTATGAATCTGTATAAGTTGCAAGAGTGGTCCACGTTTCACCGTTCTTGTACTGAATCATGACAGTCTTATCATTTTTATTTGCAACAGGTGCAATTGAGAATGAATAAGTGATTCTAACTGCCGTGCCTTCATCATCTGCTTTATTGGATGATACATTCCAACGCTGTGCAGTGACATTCTTGACAGATGGTGACCACCATTCTGTAACACTGATATTCTTAGAGAGTGTAGCCTTCTGTCCTCTCGAATCTGTAACTGTCGATTTAAGAACTACTGTCCCAGAGGATTTAAGGGGCTGAGTAGTAAAGTAACTGTTAGGGCCAGGGATAAGCTGTCCATCAATCTCATTGTTGTAATAAGTGATTGTAGCACCGTTCTTCGCCGTAGCAGATACATTACACTTGACTTTCGAAACACCCTGTATGATCGTTGATGCACCGAATCTATTTGCGATAGCAGTATCTTCGTTTGTGTATGTGATTCCTGTGACAGTAGGGCCATAACCCGAAGGTAACACTAAATCCAATCGACAGTAATTAGTGCCTATATATTTACCAGCACGATTATAGGTGTCTACCTTGAATGTCATATATGAATATGACGTATTAGTCATCTTGTTAATCAGTGAAACTGGAACCGTCCATTTGAATTCATCATTCCACTGATTATCCGCAATCTGAACGTTAGCATCATAATAGCTGTACGAGATTACATGTCCGAAATCAGATGACGCTCTAGGTGTCTTGATTGTGACACTGTTTCCAAAATAAACAGATGTTGGAGAGCAGTATGGCTTAGTTGCTCTAGGAATAACATCGCAGTCGATACCACCCGAAGCCGATACACTGCCCACATAATTACCGGATAATGTAACTTTGAGTTCCTGTGAGAATGAAAAATCAAAATGCTTGCCACCGTTGCTATCATGCGGAATCTTGATATTCGTAACTGTCGCAAGTGTCTTTGTTCCACTTCCGCCGATAGTCACTCCACCAGACCATATAAGGACACCATTTGCCCACATAGAGCCGTATTTTGTAGCATTTGAGTTAATATTCCACTTATAGTACTTTGTCAGTGTAGCAGTCCATAAATCATAGTTTCCGTCAACATTGACACCTGTACGTGTCATTGTCATTGTGACATTACCATTGCCACCACCGAATGACGCACTGCATGATGCGCTTGTCGCCATCAGTCACCACCTACTTTCTTAAAAGTCAATGATCCATCGCTATTAATAATGAATCCGAAGTTTCCGATTCTCAGCGAATTAGAAACCTCAATGTTTGAGTTATACATTCTGTTGTTTGCAAAATATGCCACTTCGTCATTATTCTGAAGAATAGAGTATTTACTGTTTGTCTGTTTTGTCTTGAATTCAGAATCCTGTTTGCCTATCTCGATTCCTTCTGCGTCGAATCTGATATAGGTGTTCAGTTGATTCTGATTGTTTGAGACCTTGTCAGAAAGGGATGTAAAGTCTTCTTTCTTCACGAATCCAATCTGAATACTTTCTGTTGTCTGCTGAATAGTAGATACAGTAGAAGCAAGGTTCTTACCGTCAGAGGCACTATAATAGTTCTCTGAGACCGTCTGCAAGATGGATGTCTTAGTCTGTTCTATAGACGAAGAAGCATCTTTAGTTGCTTGTTGCAACTGGTTGTTCATGTTGTTAATTCTATTGTCGTAATCATCAATGATTGACTTCAAGTCATTTGCAAGCACTGGGATGGTCGTTGTATATGTTCCATCATCCCATAATATCTTTGACCTAACCCAGTAATAATGCTTGTCAATGTAGTCATCGGGAACGCTTTTCCACCCACTACTGCTTGCATCGGGCATTTCCGTTGCAGAATCTGATAGGTAATACTCCGGAGTGATTGAGCGAATTCCCTGCCCGTCTTCGCCGTCATTGACTCTCACTAGGGTTATGCTAGCCGATGCCTTAATCATATGATTATCCTTCTAACTGAGCACTGAATGTGGCTTTGTTTGAGACATCACCAGCACCGATTGTATAAGTTGCTCCTGTTGCTACGGCAGTAGTTCCACCATCTTTGTACCACTTGATAGTTCCTAATGCAGATAATGCAGGGCCTGTCACTTCAACTCCGCCCTTATAAACATGAGCAGTTAAAGTTGTGGCAATAGCAGTGTTCTTGAAGATTGTTCCACCGCTTGAAGTGATTGCCATTGTGATAGCGTCTAAGCCATCTTTTCCGTTCGTTCCGTTCGTACCTTTGTAAGATACAGAATATGATTCAGTAGACTTACCATCTGAGTAATTTACAACAGTCTTTGTCCATAAATATTGTCCATTTTGTACTGTTGGAACAGAAGTGCTCCATGTGCCTGTCGGAGGAGTTGTTCCACTTGTGCCTGCCTGGTATGTAACAGATGTTGAACTAACAGTAACACTTGTACCATTTGAACCGTTAGAGCCGTTAGTACCTTTGTAAGAAACTGAGTACGCTTCTGTAGATTTGCCGTCAGAGTACTTAACTACTGTCTTAGTCCACAAGAACTGTCCATTCGGTACGCTCGGAACAGTAGTACTCCATTCTCCTGTCGGCTTAGTAGTACCACTTGTACCAACCTGGTAAGTTACAGAAGTCGAACTCACAGTAACGCTGGTACCATTCTGACCTGTCTGCCCCTTGAATGCGATTGAGTAACTGAATGTCTTGTTGATTGTGATATCACCATCAACGACGATAGGGATAGTAATAGTACCACTCTTAGTTAATGCAGATGTTGCAGTAACTGTAATTGTTGGCATTGGTGACTTACCGTCAGACACTGCTGAAATTCCTGTAGGACATGTGATAGTTCCTACTGTGCATGGAACCTGTTCACTACCACATAATGCCATTACCTGTGTAGTAGTTGTCTGTGTGCCGTTTACAGAAGTAGTAGTACCTAAGAATGTATAGTTGTCATTAGTTAATACAACCGAATAACCATCGGTTAAGTCGATAACGTCAATCTGATTGACCGCTTTAATTGCCATAATTTTCCTCCTAAATGTTTAATTCGCAGTTGAATACTGCCTTGAATTTAATGTCTTTTGCTGAAATAGTAAACATGAACCCGTTATCGTTGAGTCTTGAATCATCTAACGGAATCTTGCTGAATTCTGTCTCTCCATGCCTTTTAATGAACCACTGCAGATAGGCATTATCTCCAAATGTTTCTCTCAGTTTTGAAGAGTTATCAATCACTACTCCACCCACATAGATGTTCACTGTGAATATAGTTGCCACATCACTGTTCTTGAATGTCGTGCCATTTGATGATTCTATACACAACAATATAGAATCCTCACCTTTTGCACCTGTTATACATACTGGCGTACTGTATGTGACAGTATTGTTGATCGTCGTAGCTGTTCTCTGCCATATATAGAATCCAGGACGCCAAGTCGGTGCAGTCTCTGACCAACCTGTTTCTGGTGGTGTAGCTCCATCTGTTGAACCAGCATACTGGCACACAAACTTTTTAACTGAGCCCTGTGCCTGTTTGATTGCTTCTCCAGCCTTTTCTTCAACTTCTGAAACCCTTAGTGATATCTTCTCATTGGACAGGCTTAATTGCGCCACCTTGTCATTGATGCCTTCCTGTTCCTTTGCGATTATATCTAGTTTCAATGATTCCTGGTCCTGCTGGACCTGCAGCTTTCTGATTCGTGTTGTATTAGATACACGATTCACTGTCTTTTCTTCATTCTTTGTTGTCACACTGCCGTCAACCGTAGACATAGAGAACTGTCCACCCTTGTAATTAACAGTTAGATCCGATACAAAGAAAGTGAATTCATTACTGTTATAATTGACAAGACAACCAGGAAGAAGATTATCAATCGAGATCATTGTGACATTCTTCACCTGGTTGAAAGCCAATCCCTTAAGTCTGTCGTAGATGTTGTCTATAATGATCTGTTCATCTGCATATAGATTTGCTGAATCAATAAATAGCGTGTTTCCTGTCTCATCACCTTTAGAAAGAGGATTGAGACCATTTTCAGCATATACTCTTGTGAGTGTATACACTTCATTCTTCTCATAGTCTGTTAAATCCTGTGTAGCAGCAAAGGCAGTCTTTTCAATGGGAACAAACTTGATAGAATCAATTCCCTCTGCATAGACATTTGCTGCAAACAGTTCCGCAATCCAGCCTAAGTAACTTCTTATCACAATCGTGTTATCGTACCATGATACGCTCTTATCGAGGACGTACTGCGGTATTCCTTCACGAATAATAGAAAGACCAGTCAGACTTTCAATCTCGTCTAGCTGGTCTTTTATAGTGACAGGATATGATAGTTTAGTATCGTATGCTGTATCAAGAGAATAGTTATTGTCATACATCTTGAGAGTAAGTTCCTTAGTGTACTTCTCCGGCTGATCATACACCTTGAAGTATCTTGTATCAGATGCATCATTCTCCTTGACTTCCCAGTACTTGCTGATGTCGATATTGTCAAGAATGCCGTCATAGTTATCGAACTTCATTGTCAGTTCAATTGATGGCACGTTGCCTATCATACGGCAGTCAGCAAAAGAGACAGACATCTTATAATCAAGAAGTCTGTCCGTTACATTTGTCTCTCCATATTTTATAAGCATATAATCACACCTCAATCAGAGAGAAAGAGAATGAATCTGCCTTTAGACCAGACTGCACTCTCTTATAATTGTACTTCTTATTTGAAGCATACATCTTCTTGGTTCCTCTGATACCATGATCAGGAATGTAGAGTTCTGCCGTGAACTCTGCCGGAGTGAGTACCTTCAGAATATTCATTACATCTGTGAATGTATTCAACTTATATGTACATGTAATCTTAAGCATGTTAGAACGTATTCTATTTCTTCTTAAGATGCCTGTTGAAACAGGTCTGACACTATCCGAATCTAAATCATTGATTTCTACGCTGATATCTGAAGGAGTCGGAATAAGTGTTCCGTTTATCTTGATTTTCGCTTCATCTGCCATTTATTCCACCTCCTAATAGTCAAATACAGGCTTTCCTGTACGTGCTTCATAATCTTTGATGTTATCAATCACCATCTTAGTGATTACTCTGCCATCATCAAGCACTAGCTTAATGACATAAGTAGCACCTGTTCCGTCATTCTGAGAAAGTGATAATCTCTCTGAAATCTTTTCAGCAATCATATCTAATCCCTGTGTATTTCTTTGTAATGGGATTACTGCTTCTGTACCTGCTTCACCGATATTGGCGATAGTGGATGCACTTACGATACCACCTTTCGCGAGTCTAGGAATCCTAGGAATTGAGAATCCTTTTCCACCGACACCAGGAACCCAATCAGGAATCTTTATCTTGCCGATACCACTTAAGAATTTGTTAATTCCATCAATCATAAAATTCAATGGAGCCTTGAAGATGTTTCTTAATCCGGAAACAATACTCTCAAATATCTGCTTAACACCAAACCATGCTCTTCTCCAGTTGTTTGAGAATACACCACTGATAAAGCTAGTAAGACCCAAGAAAACAACTTCCAATGAATTGATGATAGGACCCATGTAGTCTCTGAATGCCTTGACAACATTCTTAACCGTTTCAAACACGTTCTTCCATTTGAAACCAAAAGTTCCTTCCATCCATTCACCTAGATTACGGAAGAAGTCTCTGATATTGTTGACTCTTTCACAGATTGTTTTGTCTGCGAGTTCAATAATTCCTCTAATTGCAGCAAATACCATATCAAATACACCTCTCAATAGTGTTAAGGCCAATTTGAATATAGGTCCTAGAATATCAAGAATTGTGCTGAAGATTGGTGTGACGAACTTTAAGAAATCACTTACCAACCCCATTATGCTCTGGAATACATTCTCCCATGCACTCCACAACGGTTTGAGAACACTATCCACAAAATCTTTAATGATTCCCCCAACTGTATCAATGATAGGTGCCACAATATTTAGAAATACCTTCTGAACAATAGTAGCAATATTTCCTAGAATGCTTACTATATCATCTCTAAAGCCCTCGCTCTTTTTCCATAGATCTGCCACCGTAGCAATGACTGCCCCAATGATGACATTTACAGGATTCACAGCCATTACAATAGATGCGAATATCTGTGGAAGAATTCCGAACGCACCGCTCAATGCAGTTGCAAGTGATGCCCAACCTGAAAATACTCCCACTGCAAGCTGGATCTGTGTGATAACAGTGCCAAGAATACCAGCAAGAGTAGAAAACAATGATAATCCAGCAATAGCTGAAAGAATGCTAAGAATAAGACCTACATTATCTGCTATGAAAGAGAATAACCCATCAATGATACTAAGAACCCCATACACTGCAACTAATACAGCAGTCCAGTTAATCGCTTTAGTAATATCTCTAACTATTTTCAGAATCTCATTGATGATCTTCAATATAGAGTTAAAGATATTCCATAAACGCTGGATGATTAAATCACCTAGACCGAAAGTATTCCATGCATCGGCCAGTCCTTGGGAGATGTTGCCAATTATCTTGAAGATGTTAGTGAATATCTTCAATATCAGTTCGACAGTCTTTGCGCCTGTGCCGTTTTCCCACACTGTATACATTGACTTGCCAATTTCCATAAGAAGATTCTTGACACCATTAAATGCATATACTGCAGCTGCAATCATTGGCGCACCAAACTTATCCCATGACTGCTTTAATGGCTGGAAGAATTCTGCAACCTTCTTCTTGATTTCTTCTAACTGCTTGTCTACTTCTTCAAGAAGTCCTTTCTGTTCTTTTGCACCACTGTCATCCATGCTGAATCCGCCGATATCACCACCGGAACCACCAGCACCGCCTGAGCCACCTGAGTCACCTGAAGACGGATCACTTGAACCATTGCTTGAATTGATGTTATTGATTGCATCGAATCCAGCAAGAGCTCCTTTCAATTCCTTCTTGAGTTTAGAAGCATTACCTGCTGCCTTTTTTAATCCTCTTCCTGTTCCGCTTGCGCCTTTAGAAAGCTTCTGCGAACTGTCGGAAGCATCGTTCATTTTCTTTGCAAGAGCCCCTGTGTTTCCTGCTGCCTTTTTAGCATTGTTGGACACTCCGCCAAAAGAAGAACTCAACTTCTTTGACTTGCCGCCAAACAGTGCCGTCAGATACCCAACGGCAACCATAACAACTTTAGTGAATGCAACAACATATGGGACGCAGGAATTAATTGCCTTTGCAATATTGGTAAAGAATCCAGCAATATTAGACTGTCCGATTGTGTTCATTACATCTGACATACCTCTAACAATGGCTGTTCTCATATTAGCGATTGATGTAGCAATTCCACCTGTCGCATTTCTTGCCTGTTCCTCAAATGACTGATAGCCGTTAATACCCTGAGTGTTTAACTGCATAAGAGTATTCATGAACTGGTCCATTGATACAGTTCCATTTCTTAATGCCTCGCCTAGTGCAGAAGCATTAACAAAACCCATGGCCTCAGCCACCTGTTTCATCTGTGCAGGCATTGCGGTCATCGCTGAACGCCATTCAAACATATCGGGTTTACCCTTAGCATATGACTGTGACAACTGTTCTAGGGCTGATTTCTGTATCTCTGAACTTGCACCACCGGCTAGAATAGCATTATTAAGTGCAAGGAACATATCAGTTGATTTAGAGATATTGCTATTTACTGCCGTAAATCTCTGTACTGCGCCTGATGCATCGTCTAAAGTAGTTGGAAGCCCAATAAGCTTATTGCTTAGTTTTTGTACAGATGCATTCGCTTGAACGCTGTCAGCACCTAGATTCGACATCACTCGGCTATAGTTGCTAAGAGTATCAACTCTCTTGATTGCAGCATCAACATTCCCTAATATCGTTGATTTAATCAGAGAAGCAATACCAAGACCCGCCACAATATTGCGAATACTCTTGAATGAATTGCCAATTGATCCTGTGACCTTATCAACATGATTCTTTAGGCTGGTGACTTCATTCTTCACGCTGTTCAGTTCTGATTTCGCTGATTTCGTCTGAGCAGATATTACTATCTGCAGTTCCTCTACCGTCATTCTGCATCACCGCCTTTCTTTTTCTTAGTGCTTCATTATGCCTTCTACTGAAGGCAATACGAGAAGATCTAGCGCTTGCAATCTCTTTTCTTTCCTTCTCTTTTTCAAACTCTTTCCTATCTTCTTCGAAAAGTGAAGGATAGAAGTCCCACAATTGTGTAGGAGTGAATGAATCATCCTTGCCATTAAGGACAGCAGAAATACAATCCCTTATCTGAAGGGCCTGTATCTGAAGAGATATCGCTTCCTGTCGCACCATTTCCTTTTTCTTTCTTTCATGTGCTGAAATAATATCATATAGCTCATCTAACGAATAATTCCAAAATGAAAAGGGGTCTACTCCAGCATCAAGCGCTGGATCATAGACCGCCTTGTATATGTAATCTGTAATCAGGATATCTTCTAGAGATTCTTCTTGGCTTCCGCCATTTCCTTTTCCATTTTCGTTTCGAGAGCCCCAGAGAAAAAACCCGATACCTGGAACAATGGAATAAGAACATCACTAAGGAACTCTGTCTGTGAGCCACCTTCATCGATGTATCTATCGAACATATCATTCACATCGCTTCTGTCGATGTTGCTGTTGAACTTCTGAAGACCACCGTGTGTGATGTCTAGCATAGTACATAATGGTGTCATGCCTGTTTCTGTATTAAGAAGGTTGATAAGACTTCCACCATACATCTGTTCTAGTCTTGAGATTTCTCCTGTTGTTAGTTTCAATTTATATTCTTCTTCCCCAATCTTCCAAATGATGAAGGGTTTTCTTTTTGCTTTTACTGCCATTTATCTATATCTTCCTTTCTATGCTGCTGCTACTGGATCAGTAACAGTGAGTTCAGATTGTAATGCGATTGAAATTGTGAATTCAATAGCATCATTAACACCACCGCCCGCTCTCTTAACAGTAACCTGTCCTGAGAATGTAGTTGCAGTGCCGTCCTTCAATGTTTCCTTGAACATTGCGGTAGCTCCTGATTTTTCTAGTTCTCTCATTAATCTGTACGATGATGTTTCTTTACTGTTGTCATACTTGAATGTATATTCTAGATCTCCAGGGTCTCCAATACCAAATTCATAGACTTTAACTGTATCGTCAAGTGAAGAGTTTTCAACCTTTTCTTTTTCAATACCCATGTCAGGAATCTTCTTCAACCCTGGAAGGTCAGTGAAAGAAGTTCCTTTGTTTGTCTTGTCATAAGATAATTTAGCGCCATTTGCTAGCATTATAAAATTCCTCCTTATCAGTTACATACCATGATAGATGTATTCACTATCATAATATGCTTCATAACTCATTTTTTTGTGTCTTAGTCCTGATGCATCATCAATATCTCTGCATGATACTCTCTTGAGCCCCATAGCTGATAATGCCTTATCAACTCTCAAGGCTGTACCTGACGTACTCTTAGTATCCCAGATTTCGATTCTGTAAAGGACATGTGATATCTGCTCCTTATCATCCGTCCATTCCGATACGCTATTATCTTCCTCAACGTACTGAACCGCTGGAAGATTAGCCCAATCCTTAGGATAGATATCAGTGACTTCAAGGCCTTCATCTGTTAGAGCCTTATATACTTTATCTTTAATGTTGATCATAAGTTCCTAATCCTTTTCGATTAACTGGCTGATTACAATACCAGCCTCTTTTACTGCTTTCTTTTCAGTCTTTTTTGCTCCCTGATACATGAATGGCTGTGCAGCCTGTCCGTCCGACTTGTAATATCTCTTACCATCAACCTCAATGACTACCCAATGGTAATGTTTTATCGCGCTGTCTGATAGCTTATCTTCCGGAATCCACCAAGGCTCCATAGTGTAAGATGGATTTGCGTATGGAGATATTCCAGAATGGTCTGCAGCACCTTTTCGACCTGTTCCGAATTCGACATATTGAGCATATGCCTTATTTGTATAAACATATCCCTTGTCGCCTTCAACACGTGTCTTGATTGAGTTTCTTAATGCACCATCATTAACAGGGCATTCAAGCACGCACCCACTTCTTATGGTTTCCGCAGCCTTTCCAAGAACCTGTTCAGGATTCTCAAGTACTGCATCTATAGCGCGAAGCGTTCTAAATAATTCATTAGCACCATTGAGACTCATTTAATAATCTTCTCCAATTCAAAGAGGTAGTGCCTGTTATATTCCTTCATGCTGATGATTCTGTAATCCGGTTCATCAATTGACTGATTATAGACATTCACTCCCCACTTTTCAGTGGGTCTGAAATCATCATCCAAATTCTTAGGAAGAATCATATTAAGAATGTAGTTCAGTCTCTCCCCATACATTTCAGCCTGTAACTTACCGGATGCAGGCCATATCTCAAGAAGCATTGATTTTCTCTTGATCCACTTTTCAGTAGTGACACCTTCGCCGTCCTTTTCGATGACAGGCTCATATACAGGATAGTTCTTAAGCGCTGAAAGTCTCATTGGTTCCCCTCAGGCTTCTTTTCGTGAACGATTCCTCCTGCACGAATCAGTCTCAAGTTGTTGAGAGTTGAGAGAATATCTTCAAAAGTGGAAGACTGAAAAGTAGATGTTATGCCACCTTCTGAATGCGATGACTCTCCGACCATGCCCTCTCTGAAGTACATGGCACATGCTAGATCAGCCACACAGAAATCCATTGCAGTGATATATACAGTGCGGTTTGTATGTGCAAGAGCACGCTGTTTTGCCATTTCAACATAGATTTTTGCACGCCCCTGACTCGTTCCTGTTCTTTCAGCAACAATCTCAACTAGATCCATAGATTACTCCTCCTGCATCTTAGTGAGAACTGCGACCAATTCCTTTTTAACAAGACTAGAATATCCGCTAACGCCCTTTTCCTTTGCAATAGTCTTTAACTGGTCAACAGTCATATCGTTGAGATCTGTCACTTCTGCATTTTCTACAGGAGTATCTTCATCATTCTTCTTGTCTTCAATGACACGATATCCCTGTTCAGTATAACGCTGAAGGTCATCCTCATGGATGACTCTTTCAACGTTGATTCTTTTTACAATGATCATTATGCATCAGCTGAGACGTTAGCAATGATTAGGTCAAGCATGTTGTCCTTTTCCCAGCAGTCATGATATCTTCTATAGTCAATCTGCCAAGCATTTGCATCCTGGTTAGTATCAGGGTCAAATACTCTTGTCTTGTCCTGCTTAGTAACACCGATAACACTATTGATTGGCGCCATTAAGAAGTTTACATTCTTAGCAGTTTCACCCTTTGTATATCCACCTGCGTCTTTTGTTGCTCCAGCATCAACCTTGATAGCTGAATACATTCTGTTCTTTGGTGTAGGAATGAATGTGATTTCATCAAGCTTATAGATGTCTAATGTGATATTTCCAATAGTTAATTTACCTGATGTAAGGTTGCTGTTTACCATCTTTTCCTTTAATAATCTTAAAGTATCATATGTAATATGACAGATGATATCGCCCTGATATCCTTTATCACGGATAGTATCCGCTGCCTTTTCTAATTCAGAAAGAATATTCTGTTCAGTCAATGCAGTTGTTAGGATGTTTGCTGATTTCTTTGCTGTAACATCAGATACAACCTTAGAAATACGGTAAGCATCTACTTCTGGTGCAACATGCAAACGCTGGAATTCTCCCATCACTGTGCCAGCAGATGCAACGAAATTGGTTTCGTTCACATCCATTGCATCAAGAAGGAACTTTCTTCCACGGTCCTGTGTCATTTTGAATGTTTCATATTCAAGAGTGACAGCACCCTGTTTATATCCTTCATCTCTGTTATAGTCGCCTAAGCCGACTAATGACATCTTAGGGATTTTTACTTCTGCACCGCCGTTATACTTAACCTGTCCAGCGTTGGCATCCATCCATGATGTAAGAGTGAGATGCTCCATCTGTTTATCTAATTCAGTCTGAAAAATAGTTGAATACTGTAATGAATTAATTGCCATGTTCTATACCTCTTTTCTAAAATTTAAGTGCATTCGCGAATGCCTTTCTTGCATCCTCTTCTTCAGCAGTAAATACATTGTTTCTAGCCTTGTCTAAAGGTGCTTTGCCTTTTAATCGGTCATCAACAGACTGCTGAACTGCTCCCTTGAATGCTTTAGAGAGTCTTTTGACAGATTCGTTCACTGTATCAGCATCAGTGTAGTCGATGAAGTCAGCCATGTCTGCTGGTACTCCTGCAGCATTAAGCTGTTCCTTGGCAACTGCAGTCAGTTCTCTACGAGTAATTGCTGCCTCTCTGTTGTCAAGGTCTTCTTTTCTCTTGTCTTCCTCATACTGCTTCTTTTCATCATCTGTCATTTTTTGAAGTCTTTCGGCTTCTGTATGATCCTTCTCCCACTTCTTTTTTTCACGGGCAAGTCTCTGTTTGACGATTCTGTTTACATCATCCTCTGTGAGTGTTGTCACTTTAGATTTATCATCTTCTGGTTCACCTGACTGCGCATTATCGGGATTCCCTTCATCGCCTGTCCCTTCTTCCCCTTCTTCTGCAAAAAGCTGAAGGTTCAAAGGCATCATATTCTTAACGTATTCCATAATTAAATACCTCCGTTTATAGTCCGTATGACTGTTATATCCATGCACCTTTTAATGTCATATGCAAGTTATGGACAAACAGAAAAAAAGAAGAACATCAACCGCTCTTCTGTCTGCTTCTGTATTTCATCAATGCTTTAGGTTTTCTTTCCTTGGGAGGCGGGCAGTACTCCTCATATGTCTCGTGAGAGAGTTTTCCGCATATCATGCACATATATGTCACCTTCTTGACAATCACGTGCCTACGGCTGTCAAAATGACTTTTACAGTCATACTCAAAGTACTGGTGATGATGTGGTTTCAATCCTTCAGCCATATGATTCTCCTTTCTTGAAATTGAGTAAAATAAAAACCGACTAAACAGTCGGCTTATACAAACGGTATTATGTCTTTCAGGTCCTTCATGAATCTCTTGGCTTTTTCAATAGTTGAATTATCAGTAAGGTATTCTATGCCTTTTGGTGTAATCTCACACTTATCAAGATTGTATATATCTATGTTTTCGTCTATATCCTGGTCAATTACTATCCCACTGATATATCCATCATTCAACAGATTCACAATGACATAAGTCCAGTACTTTCTGTTGATCTGCAGATATTTACTGTCATGTCTTATGAGTGATGCATCAATATCCTTCCCTTGCTTTAGCTGCATATACAGGTAGGATAGAATCTGATAAACAATTACATGATAATCATCTCTTGCCATATTTCATTATTCCTTTTTATTCATTTCGTCTCTAAAGGCATCTTCATAATCAAGTTTGCCTGAATTAAGTACAAAATCTCTATCACGCTTCATTTCATCCAATTCTTCCTGTGTTTCAACGTGCACCCCTACAACAATCCTGTCTATGTTCTCATAAGTATGATAAAACATATAGTTTACTCCATCGTTAAGTGTAGGATATAATTCTGCTTCTATAGTTGCTAAAGCTAATGAAACACGCAAAGCAAACATCGGGTCACCTTGAAAAGAAGGCCCTAAGTCATCAAGATGGAACATCCCTCGTGATTGATCCCCGGTTTCATAATCCGTCCTAAAGTCATGTTTAAAATCAGAATATTCGCTCATTTTTTCACCCTCTTTTTAATATTGTTTAATGCATCGGTTTTGTAATTTCTATAATCCCATAATTTGTTATTTTTCCCAGATACAACATTTATTTTGATGTTTGCATCTATAACTTCTTTCTTGTTTACAAGTTCATTATAAACTGAATCACAGCTAAAACACATGCTTTTTTGAGATAAGATGAAAATTTCTTGATTTTTTAATTCTCCTTTTAAAATTTTGTCATAAATATATTCAAAAAACTTATATTCTGTATCGACATCTCTAGAATATTCGCCCTCGTGTCCCTTATATGGAACTGTTTTTAAATGAGGCGTCAATCTGGCATTATCAGGCGATAAAATTAATTTTGATTTTTCTCCTTTATAATTCAAATAATTAGAGTCAGATACTTTTGAAATTTGGCTTGAAGCAATATATATATCATCACCAATTTTCATTGAAGCAACATTTCCTCTTCCTGCTTTGGTTGTCATATATTCGTCTTTTGCAGTAAGGGCTTCTTTATCTAGTTCTAGAATCGTTTCAGCATCGACTTTACCATAGTCTGTTTTATAACGATTCACTGTCCTGAATTTATACTTTAAATCATTCCACTGGCTCTTATTGCCATATTTTACTTCCTGAAACTTTTCTAATGAACCAGGAACTAACTTGCTTCCAAGAACATTGCAGTAATTTTGGTACTGAATCTTATCTCTAGAATAATTCTTAGCTGACTTCTCAGCAGTGTTGATTGCTTCAGCACCATGCTTTTCAACCATTCTCTTATGCCACTCTTTATAAGTCTCATCCGCTGGAACCTTTATCTTTTCACCTGTAACGGGGTCCCTTGCAAATCTTTCTAGATTATGCATAGTTTCATCATCAAGATTCATAATAGTTGTAGAACGGCACCATGGGTGCATTGGAGGGGCGTTTACGCCTATCTTCTTATCATTCACCCTGTATACACTTCCGTCTCTCTCACGGCAAATTTGAGACGTTCTAAGGTCTAGTGTTGCAACAAATCTATATTCCTCTATGCCATAATCCTTGTAAGCCTGAAAGTGCGCCTCATTGTGGATGTATGATGATTCGGTTCTTACAAGTCTTCTAGCTTTATTTCTACCTGATAGGAACTGTTCGTTGATTGAGTCGGTCATTTCCTTCTCTGTCTTTCCTGTAAGGGCTCCTATCATGAGCTCCTCTTTTAGTGCATCGGCCACCTTCTGAGTATTGTTCCATACTCTTTCTGAATAGTTCTGTCCTGACCATTTCTTTTTCAGAATGGTTTCAAGAGC